GGGTCGACCTACCTCGCACTGGCGTCGACACTGAGAGCCCGTGCTGCCGAGGTTGGTGGTCGTGCTCAAATGGCGATTGAAGCCTACGCCGATGCACTGGAGAGCATTCCCGGCACCATCGCTGAGAACGCTGGACACGACGCTCTTGACACCGTGCTCGCTATGCGACACGCTGGTCTACCGTTCGGCCCTGATGTTGAATCGGGCGGTATCATGGACATGAACGACGCTGCAGTCTACGAACCCATGTCCCTCATTCGCAGCGCTATCACAAGCGCCACTGAGGTCACAACGGCCATCCTGCGCATTGACGACCTCATCGGTAGGCGTGGTGAGTGATGGGTCGGTTACTTGACAAGATGAAGGTCAAGTGTCGCCGCTGCAATCACGAACACATCCCTCGCCGCCTGCAAGCACGCTTCCTTGACGGTGACAAAGAACGCCTCAGCCTGTGGTGCTGCCGCGAGTGCGGCCACCTGTGGCAAGACAGTGCCTTCAAGCGCTGAGCATCAAGGAATCTGTGCAGGTGCACCCGGAATGGTCACAACATACGCCGCAAGCCTGTCTATGGCCGCTTGAAGCGTCGTGGGAGCGGGCGCTGCCCAACTCGCAGCAGAAGTGGTGGGACTGAAGGTATCGGTTTGTGCACCACCGGGAGCAAGGTAGACTTGGTCAGCGAGATTGCTTGCAGCCGTCAAATCGCCATTCGCGTTTGCCACCAAAACCGCGTTCGTTACAGCGGTTTGACGAATGGTTCCGCTGACATGCAACGCTTGCGAAGGGTCGCTCGAACCCAAGTTGATACCCACCTTACCGTCGGTAAGCACTCGCAATTTTGTGTTGGACGCCGCTACATTCGTATGCGTAGGTGTCCCATGAGCGATGTCAAATTGATTTGTGTCTCGCTCACTGATTTGCCAGCGGTCGGTGTCCCAGTCTGCACCGTCCGTAGGTGAAGTGTTGTCGTTGTTGATATGAATACCACCGTAGCGAGTCACACCTACATTTCCTTCGGCTGATTGGAACCTNGCAGTATAGACAGCGTCTCCGCCTGTTGTGGCTGTTTGTTTTACATGGAGTGGGTTAGCGGGGGTTGCTGTTCCGATACCCACTCTGTCAGTGTAGGAAGGCGCGTTGACTACAAGCGTTGTAGTGTCAACGATGAACTTCTTGTTCGCTATGGTCACATCACCTGTTAGGTCAAGCGTAGCCTCACCCTCAACAGCGGCGATAGCGTCTGCGTCTGCGTATGACGAGCCGCCACCGAACTCGCTGAAATCAGCGTATTTCAGTGCGTTGGAAGCCGATGCGTCTTGAATCAACACTCGGTCTGTCGATGCGGGCGTGCCTATGTCAGTGAGAGTCATGCCGTCCAATGACGACTTGACATTCGTTGCATCAGTCACATCCGCACTTGCTTCAATCCCGTCGAGTTTCGTAGCCTGCGCTCCCGTCATCAAACCGGAGTTACCACCCGACACAACTTCAGTCAGCGTAGCGTCAGTCCCAGTGCTGCTGGCAAGGACACGAGTGGAGGCAGTGTAGGTGAGGTTCGTAGCCGGGGCAGCAGACGCAGCACCAGCAGCATCCACGAAGTTGCTGTCGTTGTTAAGGAGACTGATGGCGTCACCTTCGATGATGACCTTCTTCTCAGCGTTAGCATCGTTGGTGAACATCGGTCGGTTGGGAGTCTCGTTCTTGACCCAATACAGTCCCTTGCCAGCAGCAGATGTGTGCCCAGTGGCTGCTGTATCGGCCTTCTCGTCAACGACTAAGCCGGTAGGGTCAATGAGTCCAGTCACGGTCAACTTACCGTCAACTGTCAGTGTATTCGTCCCAGTGTTGAACGACAAGGTGGAGTCGCTTGTGAAGCCACCAGCACCGTCAGACAGTTGCACGACGCCACTCGCTCCGCTGGCTGTGGTAGAGACAGTGCTGCTGAAAAGCACGCGCTTCCAATTGGCACCGTCGTAGGCAAACATGAGAGCGTTGCCTGCTGCGATGGCTTGGTTGAGGCCAGTGCTGTCGAAGGTGACGGTGCTGCCACTGGGCACGGACACGAAGACCGTGTGGCCCGGTGGGAATGTGCCGCTGGGGTTCAGTGTGATGCCGGTGCTCGCCGTCAGGACGAACACACGGTCACTGTCAAAGGTGAAGGTAAGGTTGCCACTTGGACTTGACACATTGATGTTCGTGGGACCAAGCAGGTGAGTGTGACGGTTTGAACTGTCTTTGCTGCTGTAGTAGAGCATGGACTCACCAGCGCCGTTGAACGATTGCCATACGATGCCGTTGTCACCGAAGGTGCCTGTTTGACCAGTGTGCACCGTCTTCAGCGCCGTGTGGCTGTTGATACCCGTGGTCGATGATACGGTGCCGTCACGCACTGGTGAGAGGTAGAGGGGTGTAGGTCGCACAAACACACGCTTGTCGTTGCGCTCACTGATGGTGATGGCGAGGTCGTTGGCTGACACTGCACTGCTGTTGAAGGTAGCACGCACTGTGCCCAACACGACAGTTTGACGGTTGTCGCCCGACCCACTACCAGTCGTCAGGTAAGAAGCAGCACTGCCTGAAATGGACGGGTATGCGCCTACTGCGGTAGTGATACGGTCGCTTTGCGTTACCTTGAGTCCATCAGCGGTAGCAAGCACGACGAAGAGGCATTCTTGGCCGGTGGTTAAGGCTGTGAATGAGCCAATCTTTTGAGCAGTGGTAGTGGTCAAAGTGACGGTGATGTCGCTACCTCCACCGATGGCGTAAAGCACGCCGTCGAGAATGACATCGCAGGCTTTGACGACGAAGGAGTAGGCGTTCGAGCCAGCGGTGATGGCACCGGGCAAATCAGGTGGGTCGTTGCGGTCGTTGTCGTTGTAGGCAGTGTCGTGCGGTAACAAGATACCGTTACCATGCACAGCCTCGTAGAGGTTGGTCAATGACGGTGAGAGAATGTGACTACCGTCAGTCAGTCCATCGTTCGTTCCATCGGTGTGTCCCGACAGTGGGTTGTTCGTGCTCATTGACATCATTTCACCTCAATCATCAGTTGGATTCGTAGTTCGTTCTGCGTGGTTTTCAACACTGGGAGAATGGTGTGGCGTGCAACCGGGGTAAATGAGTTCGTGCCCCTGAACTGCACATACACCTCCTTCAGTGAGTCATCGAATGCGTGCGAGGCTGGTATAAAACCCTCGACGAGAATGGTGTTGTCGTCGACGATGCGAACAGTCGGGTTGACCGTGATAGCGGGTCGGCCTGCAGCACCGTCAGAACTCGTAGATGGGGTGCCATCGAAACCAATCACCATCTCGTTGATGTTGCTGACAATCGTGTCGAGTAGGGCTCGTTTGATATGGTCGCTCACTGGCATTAGGCATCTCCTCTGTAGGTAATTGGGGTGGGCTTACTTCCACCGATTGTTTCTTCACCACTGCTTCCTCCGAGCACGCCCCTGTTCATGGCCTTACCGATGATGAAGCCTGACTTCCCGTGTCCTTGAATGGTGATGATAGGCACCGTGACAATCTCGATGTCGGCGAAGAGTGAGAAGTTCTTCTCAATGATTTGCTCGACCACTTCGGGTCGGGAACCAGTGTTTTGAGCGCCCTCGAGGATTCCCTGTAGGACGCCTTCGATACCGCTGTCAACAGTGAGGAAGACGAGGTCAGCAGTGTTCTCGGAAAGGTTGTGTCGGACCTCGGTGAGAATGCGGTTACGACCTTCGTATTGGATGACCTTACCCGGACGCAGGTCCCAAGCATTTGGATGTCCTGCGCTGGTCTTGTTCCCGCTCAGTAGGTTGTTTGCCTTGAGCACGCTACGCGCTACACGACGGGCGGACTCGTTGTTGCGGACGGTGAAGTCTTCGATGACTTGCGGCTCTTCTTGCACATCGCCTCCACGACCGCTCTGTCGCTCAGCGTCACTGACTTCAGCATAGGCGTCGTCGTTGACAGACAGTGGTTGTCCCTGAACAATGACTCGGTTGCTGGTGTTGTCGATGGGATTCGTGCCAGCAGGCCCTGAGCGCTCCTGAGCGTTGACAGTGCGGCCTGCTTCACCGAAGTTGAATGGGACATACAGCAGGCTGCCGAAGCGCTCGAAGTAGACGATGTGATTATCGTGTCGACCGAGGAAACGCAAGGCTGTGACGAGGTTGACGCCGTAGAAGTCAGTGGCAACGAAGCGAGTGGAATGGCGACGACGGTCGCCGCTTGAGTTGGACGGCGAGATGGGCAGTGCGATGTTGACTGAGGTCAGTGTATCGGCGATGTCACGACCCAGTCGCATCGCCATGTCGGTTGTTCGGAAGCCGACATCAATTGGCTGAGCAGCGTAGCCAGCGGTGCCGTTGAAACCGAGTTCACTGAGCGTCTTACCCTTCATGTTTCGCACTGCGAAAACAGAACCCTTGTTTCCGGTGGAGTGGCTACCGAGTGACAAGCGCTCAGTCTGCTGGTCTATAGAGTAAAGCATCCTCAGCGTATTTGAAGCAACATCGTTTTCAAAACTCAACCCCATATAAAGAATGAAACTTTCATCGTTGTGTCCGGGTGTGGGTGTGTGGGTCAAGACGACGCTATCCTCACGCTCGTCGATGGTGTAGGAGTGCGTCGATGCAACAGCGTAGGTCGAGGTCTTGCGTTGCTTGACTGTGACCTTGGCTTGTGTTGTGCCCTGCATGGCGAACTCACCAAGGTGCAGTGCATTGTCGACAAAGACTGGCTTACGCACATGTTTCATCACGACATTGGTGTCGTCAATGATGCGCGTCTTAGCGAGGTAAGGCATCAGGCATCACCACTGTGGTCAGATGTGTTGTAGGTCACATCGGCCTTGTGTCCCTTGCTGTGCAACGACTGGCTGAAGCGAGGCTTGACCGAGTAGTCCTTACCGCTACCAGTGCGACGAGGTGCATCGCTGCGGTAGTGTTGCAGCGTGTTCTCACTGATGAGCAAACGAGTCACTGTGGTCTTGAGTGTGTTCGTATCAAAAGTCGCTACACCAGCACCCGGAAGTTTCGGACCCTTTGACACTGGCACAGTGTCGCTACTACTCTCCATAAGATAAACGGGTTGGTAGGGTGCGTTGCCATCGGGCAGTGTTGTGCGCATGTAGGATGTTGCTCCGCCGTTTGTGCTCTCGTAGGTGAACAGCCCATACTTGCCGCCAGCCGTGGCTGTGTAGTAAGTGCTACCTTCCTGAGGCGTGCCGCTGGCTACACCGCGAGCAGGACGGAACACTTCGATGTGCTGGTTATCAAGCAGCCTCACTGGTCGAACCATGAAGCGAACGGTGTCGTCTTTGAGGTTGTGAGCAGCAGTCGTGCTGGTTGTTGTTTGGTAAGGGTTGCTGGTGGTGCCTGCTCCAGTGCGGCCCCAACCTGTATCGTCGAACGGATTGACAAAAGAGCGAGACTCAAGGATGTAGGTGCCACCCATTGGCTTGATGTTGCTCGTGTGACTGAAACGCATGACGCCACCATGTGGTTGCGCTGCAAACGATAGACCTGTGAGGTCGTAGTCACCAAGCGTCTGTGAGCCTGTTTGCATACCACCCTGCAACACAACACGCTGCCCAACACCACGGTCAGTATGCAGGCTGTGCGCTTCGCTGTTGATAACGACCATGTCAGCGTTGACGCCAGTGGAGAATGATTCGAGTGTGTCAGCGTCGATACCGATACGAGGAGACGAGCGAGAGATAGGCTCCTTGTGCACGGATGTGCCACTGATGCTTTCAACACGGTCGCTGACAGCAGCCTCAGGCTTGAGCAGTCCGTCTTCAGCGATGTCAAGACGGGCGCTGATACCTCGCTTGACTTCATCAGGCTGCAGGACATCGTCACGAGGTCGCAGCAACCCTTGACTGAATGTAGGCTCGGCTGTGTGGTGTGAAAGCACGACGCCCGAGCCTTCGTAGACAGCGCTAAGTTCGACCAGTAGGTCCTCATTGAACTGCGTCGGGTAGCGCACACCACGCCCGCCACCCATGTCGCCTACACGCATAGCGTTGGTTGGGGCAAACACATCGACGAGGATGTCGCTGTTGCTGTTGTTGGTGTCGTTGACACGCCCGCCAAAGCGAGGCACTGCAGTCGGTGAAGAGAGCACATCGCCGCTGCTGTCAGCGATACCCTTGAGATTGACAATCGGCTTACCGCCGTTCCACAGGCGAGCGTATGGTGTGCGGTTGTTACCACTGCGGTCGTATTCGTATGCGTCACCTGCGTCCCATGCTGGGCGAATACCGAAACTGCGCACTGGCATCTTGCGGACATCTTCACCGCGAGTGTTGCCCCACCAGTCGACGAGGTAATAGCCTGCTGCGCCTTCAATGGTGGTGACACCAAGACCTTGGCTGTCGCCCCACCAATCACGAGGAGCAGTGCTGCTGTTGCGAATGATGCGCACAGGACAACCAAACGAGCGAGTCATGCGACGCCCATCGCTGTAGCGCACTTGCCACTCGGCCTTGTCAGGACCAAGCATACCGCTGAAGTTGGTTTGACGCTCCATGACGCCAACATAGGTTACAGGTAGTGTTGGTTGAGGACTTGCCGAGATGAGTGAGGAGGTGCCGCCAGCGTAGTTCCAAGTCTCTGACTCGTATTCGACCAGCGGTCCCGCTTTGTAGCCGACGGTGTAGTTGCTGGCGCTACCGAAAGTTGCGGCTTCTTGGAAGGCTCGCATACCGTAGTGACCCCACTGCGGGCGATTCCACGGTTGTCGTAGACCGAAACGGTAGCCGAACGGGTAAGTGCGACTGGCGACGAGGCTTGAGGCGATAGCAAGACCGGCGCTGACAGCGTAAGAGCCGCCGTCGTCAGCGTCCTCCCAATGGCTGCCGCCTGCTGCGGCGTAGGAACGAGGCACATGCCATCCAGCCGACCAAGCAGCATAACCGTCAAGACGACTGACAAGTGGACCGCCACGACTACCGCACGGCCAGTAGTGACTGAGCATGACGGTGTTGCTGCCTTGTGCTTCGTAGCCGGTCATAGCGTGGATGTTTGCAGCAGTCTCAGCGGTGCCGTCAGCACCAAAGTAGACCTTCTCGCCAGCAGCGGGTGTGAAGAGGATAGAGCCAGTAAGCGTGATGGTCGCACCGCTTAGACCACCACCTGCAATTTTACCCAACACCTTACCGTCGGAGTAGATGTAGTCGTTAGCAACAGCCCCGTCGCCTGTGATGGTGGCTGACATGGTGATGGTCGAAGGTGAACCAGTCACTGAACTGAAGGTGCCTGAGAACTGATTTGGTGGCTTAGGCGTCTTGAAGTCAAGACTGAGGGGGCCGAGGCTTGCTGCATAGTTGACACCGTGGTAGTGCACTGTTTCGTAGTGCTCAGGCATGCTGTTGTAAGCAGCCTTGTCGACCGCACGGTCGTTGGCAGCAGTCCATGTTCGCGCTGAATCGGAGTAGAAAGTGTGAGGTCGACCGAGGTTTGGACTCCAAGCGCATACAAAAGCGTCGGGCATGTAGAGACTGTTGGTGTCTCGAGTGCCTCCTCGCAGTTGGTCGATGTTTTGAGGCATAACGCCCTTCGCACCAACAAGTAAGGAAGTAGTCACTTCTCGACTGTAGGGCTTGGACAAACGAAGCACAGTGCCGTTCGCAGGCAAGGAACTGGCGGTAACGATGAAGCGGTAAGGTTGGTTCATCGTGGCGCTGGCGTGCGTTGTTCCTGTGCGTTTGGTGTAACTCACTGTCCGTGTCAATCCATTCTCATCAGTGTAGACCAACTGTTGACCGTAGTATGGAACTTCGGGGAACAGTGATGCGTCGTCAACTTGGATGTAGGCTCCGCTGCTACTGCTTTGCACCACGGCGACTGGTGTCATTGAAGCGTTCGCTAAGACCTTGGAATAGAAATCAGGACTGATGGAGGGGTAGCCTGCCAGCGTCAACTGAGCGCCAATCGCACCATGCGATGCTCGGCAGAACTCGTAGTAGTTGTCAAGGCGGTAGAGTGACAGGTGACGGAACCCAGCGGCTGTGCTGTCATCAGGTCCTACTTTGTGAATCAAACTCCACCATGGGATGTTGAGTGTGAAGCCCGGTGTAGATTCGGCGAACATGGCTGTGTGATACGGTTGAGTGCGACGAGTGAAAGTAGGTGATTCACTACCCTGCACCCCAAGCGCGTTATAGAGCAACATCGGCGGGATGTTGGCGAGTTGGCTGCCGTGGTCGGGGTCATGGTCAAGGATGAGTTCGTTGACGAATACTTCACAGCCACGAACATCAGCGAGTGTAGCCTCAGCAAGGATGAGAGTCGCCCCTCCTACCGGTGACCCACCCCTTTCGCTGTCGTATTTGATGCCGACGACAAGATTCACTTGTTGACCGGTCAGTTCACGACTACTTCCGTCAGGTAGAGCGTTGGCTGCACCGTTGTGATGGAAGCCAGCGATTTGTTGCTTGCGCAGGTTAGGCTGAATGACAATTTGGTAAGCACCTACTTCAGCAGGGTCGGGGAAGTGACCGTCCTGTGTATAGTTGGCACCCGCTTCAAGCACAATGGAATGCCCGCCAGCCTTGTTCATGTTGCCTGCCGTGCCTTTGGATGCGAGCACACCGTAACCGTCGAAGCGGACCTTGCTCTCAAACATCAGCGTAAATGCACCACCGTGAATATCACTTGGTCCACTCGGTGTAGCAGTGAGGCTACCGATACGCAGTTGTGGATTGAGAGGGTGAAGGTAGTCGGTAACGGCCGAGGGCAGCGTTGTTGTCGTTGGACTGACATTTTCCTGCAAGCGAAGCAAATCAGCGTCCTGCAAGGTGGCTCGTCGCTCAGCCTCGTGGCGTCCGTAGAGCCCTTGGTAAGCAGGATGCGCCCAATGTCCGGGCAGCATCGGCATGGTAGCGTTGACAAAGTGATGACCCATACGAGGTAGAGGCATTGGCGTCAACTGCGGCTTGTTGTAACGGTCGATGATGAGTGTGTTGGCGTTCCCCGAGGCATACTCCGTGTGTGCCATGTCGGGGCTGTTACCGCTCACTTCAGCATGGTCGCGCAGACGGCGTGCTGCAAAGAAGCGAGTGCTCCCCGCAGGGATGTAGTAGGAAGGCGAGATGGAAGCGTTGGGATGGTCGGTGATGAATTGAGCAAAGTCGATGTCTCCCACCACACCACGGAACTGAGCGCCGTTGATTTCGTTGTAGGACACCACACAGGACTCGCTTCCACTCGACAAACGCAAGAATCGACGGTTGTCACTGACTTCTTTGGTAGCAAAGCCAGCATCGAAGAGAGCGGTGATGATTGAGGCTGAGGCCGTAAGATAACCCGTAGCGCTGTCGTAGGAAGCGACTGTCAATGATTGCGACTCCACACCGTTGGCATGCGTGTAGACAGCGTTGAACTTCTCAGTGTGACTGTGCCCCATCTTTGTAACATGGAAGAAGAGTGTGCGGTCGTGTTGCTCGTATGATGACTGCAAGGTGCGGTTCCCTGTCGCTTCTACCCATCCGTCTTTACTGCTGTCAGGGAACGCAGCACCATCAGCCATGTGCTCCCATCCAACTTCGTTCATGGTCGGACCGTAGCGTGGTCCTTTGACAGCGTTGTCGAACAGGTGACCAAGGTGAGCGGCACCGAGGTCAGGATGAATCATACCCCCGTCACCCATGGTTTCATTTTGATAGGCTTGTAGTCTGTCGAATCCACTACGAACAATGATGTTACCGGGGATGGACTCAGGGTCAGGTAGTTGCACGACGAGGTTGGGGGAAGTCGAGGTGTTAGCGACCGATGGAGCAAGACCGCTGGCAAGGCGTTCACCTGCTGCGCTGAATGCACGGATGACAACACCGAGTGGTGAGCCTCCACTGAGTGTGTGGGTCTGACCAGTGTCGTCGATGACTGTCATTTCCTCAAACTGCAAATGTTCGTTGGGAATCTCAAGTGCATTCTTCAGCAAGGTAGGGTGCTTTTCAGCCAGTTGAGGGTGACTGAGTTCTTGAGCCTGTAGAACAGGTAGCATGGCGCTGTTGGTCGTCTCGAAGGTAAAGCGAACATTCCCAAGCAACTTCTCACCAACAGTGTAACCTGAGCCACCGCTGACGCGATTGACCCAAGGCACTGCACCGAGGCCACGAGCATTGACAGCGGGCAAAGAAAGACTGCCTCCGTCCATACGCTTCCACACAATGTGCTCGATGTTGAAGTTCTCAGCAGGTGAGCGTTCATACATGTCGTAGCCATTGACATCGCCTACCCAAAACGAGTTCTTTTGCTTCGTTCCGCCGAACAGCGTGCTTGGTTGAACTGTGGCTGACGAATAGAAGTCCGCAGGCGCGTTGCGCTGCGCTCCAGCGCTGGCTGAAAGGTGAGAGCCGATGCTCTTGTCAAGGTCAAAGAAGAGGTCGCCCGTCTTTTTGAAACACGGCTCAGCATTCGTAAGTTCAGTGTCGGCAGCGATGTTGCTATTTAGACTGAAAGCAGCATTGAACGGTGCTCCGTCAAGGGCGTTCGATGCTGTATAATCGGAGATGCTTGGGCGAGCAGCGCTGTCATGAATCAACGCCTCAACATTTGGACCAGCGTTTGCTGGAGCGTAGAAGCGGTCCTGTCCATGCAAGCGGTCATCCCAGCGCGTCGTCCCGCCCAAAGTGACATCGGTAGCGGTAGCCAGTCTAAGCCAATCACCGATGTTTTTCTGACCGTCCCGGTCTGTCTTGGCGATGAGTGCGAGTTCAGACTCATGAGCAACAACGAGCAAACCTCGAGAGAACACACCTTGAGCATTGGTCAACTCAGCCTGCAATTCATCTTCATTCTCCGTAACTGGAGGCGTGTTGTAGTCACTACCATCGGTAAATGTTACACCGTAAGAGGGTGCTCCATCTGTCATGCTGTAACCATCTTGAGGGGCATCGGGATTGCTTGGGTCAGGGAATCCTTCTACGCCGCCGTTCCCATCGTTTGGTAGTCCTGATTCAGGACTGTTGGGCATTGGTGTGATGTTGGGTAGACTACCAAAGACGCTGGCACAACCTATGCTACCTCCATAAGGCGAAAAGCCGAGATTTGAGTGCCACGCTCCAAGACCCGCAGCGTATCTGTTGCTTTCAACTTCGAGTGTGTTGAGGTAAGAGTAGCGTTCTCCATGCCAACCAGCGACACCAACTGGCTTTGTGCGGTCAATCGCGTCGACAAGTCCGCTGAAGTGAACGCCGCCGTAGCCTCCTCCCCGACTGGCGTTACGGAAGCGATGCACCCCTGCCTTAGTCCACACATACAGTTTCAAACCGGTGTCGGAACTTGAGATGGTGGGGAAACTGAAAGAAGCGGAGTCGAGATGATTGTCCCATGTAGCGATGCTCTCGAAAGCGCAAAATCCGCTGATACGGTTTTGTCCAAGGAAGAACTTGACATGGTAGTTGCTACCCACCAACATGACAATGCGGGCAAAGTAAGGAGCGAAAGCGGGTGAGTTCTCAGAACCTACGCCTGTAGCGTAAATGCTGGTTGTGCGAAGCCATCCTGTCTCAGGGATGTTGTAGGCGTCGTCCAATGTTGTGCCCATGTCCAGCGTGATGAAGGCTGAGTTGAGGTTGGTGCCAAGACTCGTTGGTTTTGCATAGTCGACGACCTTTGAGCCATCAACTTCGCGCCATCCGTAGCGGTCTTGGCGCATGGCGTTACCCATGCTCGGTAGGAAGGTGCCACCCATCGCTTTGAGAGCACCTCCGCCCGGATAGGAGTTGATAGCGGCACCAAGAAGAGCAGCCATCTCCTCACTGTTTTGACAGCGAGTGGCATCGACGGCGATGTATTCCATGTCGACATTGTCCTTCGTGATGGTTTCAGCAGCAAAAGACCCGGATGACCCGTAGAGAACTTTCTTGGCGAGCGGTCCGGCAACACGGAAAGCGCTCGGATGCAGTTCGTTACCACTGATGCTGCTCTTGGTTACACGACTGCTGTCGTTAGGATGAGGTGGATTGAAGGTGATTTGATTGTCCATCCAAGACCCGCCGGGATGGTAGCCCCCGTCCATGTGGTAACACCAGTCCGAACTGCTCGCCATGGAGAAGCCCATGAACACAGCATGGCGGTTGGGATGCGCCATGCGGTAGTCGTGAACATTCGATGTCGTCACATTGGAGACGCCCGATGTGAACACCTCACCATACATCCGCCCGGACGATGGGCGCTGTCGTAGAATCTCGACATTCGGCTTACCTTGAGCGGGCTCCCAGTTGACAGTTTGCCGCCAGTGGAAGCGACCACGGCCCGTTTGGTAAGCGCTGGTCCAAGGCATGTAGTGTCCGGCGTCGTTGATGATGTGGTTTGGCATGAACGCCGTGTTGCTACCGGTATGGCTTGGTAACTTCGACCAAGTGTTCCCAACGGTCAACGCTCGTCCGGGTGCTGGCTCGAAGGTGTTGACAGGAGTCGCTACTTCCTGAGTGAACGGGAAGGCTTGCCCCGGTCCGAAGATGAGGAAGGTCGTCTTGTTCTCAGTGCCATCACGATGGTCTTGGTAGCGAGCGGTGGGGTGAGCAAAGCGTAGAACGAGTGGGACTGGAACTTGGATGTGAACACCGGCCGTGTAAGGCGCGGCGTTAGGGTGGTCCGCATTAACACCTTGAGTGCCCCCTTTGAGGTCAGTAGCAAGAAGGCTGTCTTGATTGAAGAAGGGTGGATTGATGCTACCACGATGTTGGTTCAAAAGAGCGGTGCCGGGGAAGAACGCCATGATGGCGTTGCAGTCCACCAATGAAAAGGACGACAGCGTTTCGTTCGCGTGCTGAATACCGGCGACACCCGTAGGTCCGTTGGCATAGGGGTGCGTGTATTTGTCACTGTAGTCGTTTGCGCTACCATCGTTGACATCGAGCGTCACACCGCTGAAGCCACCGCCAAAGAAGAGCGGCACCCAATGGTCGGTGCTGTCACGACCGCCACGGAAGAAGACTTGTGCTCGTGAGTGTAGACTCCCAAGCGCTCGAACTCCTGCTGTGTGTGAAGCACGAGAGTCGCCAAATCTTTGCACGATGTAGGTCCCACTGCTCTTGTTGGCCCAATCTTTGCTCGTCGTTTCGGGCACAGCGTCAAGTTGAGTTAGCGGGTTACCAGCCTCGCTTTCAACGAGGGCTGATTCTTCACCGTAGAACAAAAGCGATTCGCTACCAAAGGCAGCAACATGGGTAAGAGCACTGCTTCCATCGGTGATTGAATCGGCGGTCTTAGCGCCAGCAGGGCGTATGAAATGCCATGGGTCGTTGGTGCTTTTGACAGCGATGTTGTTGCCGCTGATTGAGTCGATGACAAGCATGGGGTTGTTGACCATCGGTAAAATGTGGTCACCCGAATACGCTGTGAAACGATGCCCGTTGAGGCCTTGTTCCCACACCTCAGTGTCGACAGGCTCGTTACTTGAGTCGACAAGAACGGGCGACACCGTGTTTGCATTTGCCCCCTTACCCTTGGTTGTTACTTGCAGGACTGTGTAGGGGATGTAACCCACTTCTGCTCTTAAGCCAGCATCAATTTCAGCATCGGTGGCTGAGCGATTGGTTGACGGTAGAGTGATACCGGCCACACTTGGTTTGACGAATTGAATGTCGCCGTGCTCAACATGGGCTGCTTGAATAGCCACATCTCGGTGCAGTGTAGCGTTGAAGAAGTCAGAGATTGGTCGAATCTGACGGTTTGTGTTGTAGGCTCGAATGCGAATGGCATCTTCAGCAACGCCCCAGTCACCAAGCGTTCGACCATCCCCAGCGAGGAAGTCACGACAGTCGAATGGAACACCTTCTTCGATGTTGGGATTGGGCATGTTGATGGCGGCTGTAACAACCGCAGCGAGCAACTCGTCGGTTACAAGCGTGGTCCAATTGGCGCAGGATGAAATCAATGCTCGCTGCGTGTTCGATGCGTTTCCAACCTCAGACGGGGCTACAGTTACAGCAGCCGCGCTGGAGTAACTTTGAGACGACACAAAGCGAGAGCCCTCCACACCGTAGAACACATGCGGGCCGCTGCTATCGTTGCGAGTGCGGTTTTTGTAGGAAAACATGTGACCCCAACTACCTTCGGCACTTGCGTCATTGAAGGGGTCGGACACCTGAATGACTCCGTTTTCCAACGGGAAGCCCATGTAACCAAGAATGTCAAAGTGAGGACAACTGTCATACGGTGCTTCAAACACAAATGTGAGAGTGCCGTTAGGCTCATCGTAGGTTACTCTGCAGTCATAAGCAGCGTTGACGGCAGGCACACCGTTCCATCGGTTCCCTCGCCATGACACCAATGTGGCGTTACTGGGATTGGCACCAAAACGACCCGTGGCATCCCCAAGACCGTGCATGTGACGCCCGATGGTCAAACCACCTTGACCCGTATCGCGGTCATCAATGTAGACGACAATCTCATCTTCAAGCGTGTCAGGAAGTTGCGTCTCGTCGAGTGTGAAATCTCTGTCAATAGCACGATAAACGATGCGGACAGCGTGTCGATTACCAAGATGGTCAATGAATTGGAAGGCGTAGAGGGGGCTGTCGCCGATAGCGTCATGTGAAATCTGCGATGCTGGAACATGTGAAGTGTAGGTTGTAGCGACTGTATCGTTTGAGGTGTTATGCACATCACCGTAGTGATTGTTGAATCGTTTGTCACCCTTACGACCGAATCCCCAAGCACCAGCATCAGGCGCAAAGCCGGGAATACCCGAGGCTACAAGGCCGCCAAAGTTGACTCGGCCAACTGCAGGGGAACCAACACGCAAGCCTTCGGTGTAGGTGTTGATGTAACCCTCGGCTTCGAGCGATTCGCTGTTCACCGTGTTCATGGCTTGTCCTGAGCCGCTTACCATGGAGATGGCTCGCATGACTGGGTCAGAATCTTCATCACCTCGACGAGCGAAGTCGGTTGTTGGTTTGATGTCGGCCGAAGAGAAGTCGGGGAGTGTGTAGCCACGCAGTGTCGTGATTGGAGCAAACGGTCGTCCGTGTTTGTTGAGCGGCATTGGTGCTGGGTGCATGGCTTCGCCACTCATCTCATCGGGTTGGCACCAAAATGTCCTGAAGCGTCCACCATGCCCAACAAGGAACTCGGGTTGGTATGTCGATTGACCACGAGCGTTGTCCAGCCACACTGCAAAGTTTCGCCCAGTCGCTCCGGGCACGGTGCTGTGGATGACGATTGAGAAACCCTCTCGCCCCTCAATGTCTTGAACAACTCGTCCAAGGTGTGCACGGAAGTAACCCATGTGGCTGCCTTGGTTTTGAGTGGTGAACGCTTGGTCGGTGTCCCACCAAACCGCTGGGTCAAATGCTGAACCCGTTTCACCACCAGCAAGATTCGTTCGAGCATTGACAGCACCCGCTTGGTTGATGACGCGCACGACCTCACGGGCAGCAGCCTCAATGTCTGTGACGCCGTCACGGGTTGCTACTTCACCGCAGTCAATCGTAAGGCGTCGAGTGAAGTCCATTTCAGTCCAGTGCTTAAGGTGCTGTAGACGACTTTCAGTGTGGCTTGAGAGGTCGAGTGAGCCCGAGCGAATACCTCGCAAAGCGAGGAAGGCTGGCACAACACGAGTCCCATCCGGTGTATCGAAGAGTGTCGATGGGTCACGAACGGTAGCCCCTGTTTGTCCTTCACGATGTAGCGTTAAAGCCACAATGAATCGGTCGAGGTTCGACCTGACCTTTCGAGTGTAGGTGTGGAATGAATCGGCCCAGTAGGGTAAAGCAACAGCATCGTTGGTTCGGGGTAGAATGCTGTCGCCAAGCGCTCTTTCACTACGACCTATGCCTGTGTAGTAACCGGTGTGAACAAAGTGCCCGTGAGCCTTACCCATTTGAGTGATTCGCTCAAGTGAGGTGAGATTGGTAGAGAGCCCGGTTGGTGAAATCCTGACGCGGAACTTACCACCAGTTCCACCACTGACGGTGACGATGTCGTTGTGTTTGTAGCCAGTGCCTGCTGCGTTGACAGTCGCTGCAGTGATTGAACCTCCGCTTACCGTTGTATTGACAGTCAATCCACTACCGCTACCTGAGGTCGTGGTAGCCGCGCCAGTAGCAGCAGTGTAACCTGAGCCGTTGTTCCCAGCACTGTAGTGAGTGACCAAGGCAGTGACCTTGCCGCTCACTGGGTTTTTCATGATGCTCGCGGCGAAGTGATTGGCGAGGTCGTGGGAATACGCACTCTCCATGAAGCGAGAGCGTGTGTTGTTCCGCAGGTATTTGTTTTGACTCTTGTAGCCAGCCAGCGTGTCAATCTGCGTGATGTAACCATGCTGAGAACCACCGTTGTATTTAGCCGTGTATTCAGCGAGGTCAATTTGAGAGGTGCTGTTGATGACATTGTTTGCCGTAGTGTGTCGTTGGAAGCCAATTTCAGCAACCTTTGGACTGGACTGGACCTGCATGTGAAGGTCTTGGAAAGCGACAAACTCACGGTCGTGAGCCACATCGTAGAGCAAAACGCGAGCATGGTCGTCATCGTTGAGCATAGGGTCAAGGTAAGCCACTACGGGTGGGTTTGAGATGCCAAGTTCAGCGTAGTTGACTTCGATGGTCTTGTTCACATGCTGAGCGTAATTTTCAGCAGTTTCACGACAAGTGTCACCAATGAGGAAGTTCTCAAGAGGGATGCTGTCCCTCGCCTCTTCAGCGAGTGTGCCCTGACCACCATTGAAGCCATTCCATACCAGTGCCTCGTTGTAGACGCCTCGACTCTTGGCGAACAGACCTTCGACAGCGTGTGGGTTGTTGTAGGTCATGTTTGCCCATACGGTGTCTCCGTGGCGTAGACCGCCGGGAGCGTATGGGAAAAGCCAAGACCGATTGAGAATTGCATCATCATCATTTTTCATAAGTGAGTTGATACCTACTCGAATAGTAGCGGTGATACCAGCGTCGACAACAGCCGCTTGCATCCCCGTAAGCGATGTGGCTGGCATCGTGCCGTCCAAGATGATGACTGTGTCTGTTGACGGTGTAGACTGAGTTTGACCTTCGTCGATTTTAACGACTTTGCCGAGGTAGAACACTTTCTCCGCTTTGCCCGTAGCGTCAATTGTGCGCTCGCAGTAGAGGTCGTCACCAACTTGAACATTCAATCCAGTGGTGCTGGCTTGCAGTAGCCCGTTGTGAGTTCCGTTCGTGACCGTAATTGACGCCCCACTGGGTGTAGGAGATGCTTTGACAGTCCACGGATGTCTACCTGTAGGTGGACGCTGACTGTTGACAATGTTCAGTGTGGTGTCCAATGCTTCACTGTAGGGGTCGGTATCAAACCCAAGGTCAAAGCCTCGGCGCTCCAAGAGAGCCTCTTGGTCAAGGATGAAGTTGGCGTGTGTGCGGTCAAGGTAGTTTGGTAGAGCACCACTTTTGTTGAAAATGTCCTCAACAAGAATTGAGTTGCGGAACTGTTCGGGGCTTACTGGTGTGCCGCTGAGTGCACTGAAAGTAGCACTGGCATCACCACGATAGATGAAACGACGGGTTGTCCCATCGGGTGAAGAAGATGTCAGTTGGTAATGGTAGTCACCAGTTTCGTAGACGATGTTGCCCGCACTGTCAGTGTTCGTTTCGATGTGAGGGAAGAGTGCACTCTCCTCCTCTGAGAATGAAAGAATGACAAGGCCGGTGAAAGTAGACGAGTTCATAACCGGCGTGACGCCCAACACGGTCCCTCGAGCACGCCCGGTTTTGATGCGCGGAGCATGAGGATTGGTGGTAGGACCCGCCTTAAACTCAACAGCGCTCGCATACTGACGCAGTCCATAATCGACATTCCCACCTTGTGTTTTGACACTGGCAGCATCGTGGTAATACTCGGCACGACGCTCAATGGCTGAAGATGGCGAAAGAGGGCTGCTTTCGAGGGGGACAAGTGACTCAGACTTGTAGGAGCCTCCTACAAAAAGCAACATCCCTGTTTCATGCAGTCGAATGAACTCTTCGGAAAACGCCCATTCCTCATCCTCAAACTCGATGTAACCATCACTCGCAGGGTCGTTTTGATAGATGACCCAGTCTCCACTCGAAAGGAAGGCACGCTGGTATCGTTGCACCCTCTCAACATAGTGGTAATCGGGTTCAGAGCCACTGGAGATGTTGATGTCAGCAGCCGGGAAAATGCCGGGATTGCTGACATAGAGGCGATACTTGCCACTGACCAGTTCAGCCTTGTGCTGAATTGAGGCGCTGCGCGTGTGTTCGCTTTGAGACAAGGCGTATGCGTAGGCTGCGTGCGCACTGCGGTCAGCGGGCGATGTTTCAGGATAGCGGCGACCAACGGGCGACGGATTCCATGTGTGCGCCGTCATGGTTGGGTCAAGATGCAACTTGAGTGAGTTGTCGGGACCGGGGAAGATACCCTCTGCTGCATTTTCAAAGAACTGCTCATTGAACAGTGGGATTTCAACGAGAGCACGGGTGCTGGCAAACTGTGTTCCCAGTTGATAGTCGTGTGTCACCGTGTCCATGGATTGAAACATGCGGTCGTTGACAGTGGTCCCATCGGATGCTGAGTTCTCCATGTAGAAATTGCCATCACCGAGGATGATTTCACCCAGTGAGAAGGTTTCAGCGTTACCGCTTGCTACCAAACCTGCTTGAGCAGCCATACCCACTGCCGATACCCACTGGTAGAAGTTGGCAACCTCTGAACCATCGGGTAGAACGAATCGCCCTGAGCCGACACTTGAATCAGCGAAAAAGAAGGCAACTCCCGTCTTGCTGGCATACTCCGCACTGGCGCCCGTCTTGAGAAAGAGGCGTCCTTTCTTCGGGAACGGGTAGGTGCCCCATGATTTTAGGTCATCAGCGTTGTTGTTAAGGGCTCGAACTTCGATGAATTGAATCCTGTCACCAGCGGTTGTGTTACGGTCGACGCGGACCGAGGTAGCGAAGCATGAGAATCCTCTTCGTGTGTTGTAAGGCAGCCTCGAAAGAGCGCTTGGGTCAAAGGAAGGATTGGTGTCATAGGCACCCTGACCTACACCACCAAGCGTGACGGAGACGACTGGGGCGTTTGGGTCAATCTCTTTCACGACATGTGAATCAGGGCTACCGGAGCCCACTTCGTCGATGTTACGGGTGATGGCACTGGAGTTTATGCCGACGCAACGAACCTTGGTAAAACGAGAGCCCTCGTCACTTTCTTCCTCACTGACACTACGCATGCGTGCACGAGTCATCAAATACATGACGGTGACATAATGACTGTCGCTGCCGCTTTCGGCCTCAGTCTTGATGTGTCTGAGTTGAGCGGTGCGAGAGCGGTCAGATGGTTGCACGAAAATGCGTAGAGCCACCGAAGGTAGAGCAACGGCGTGGTTGTCGATGATGTCGAAGACTTCGTGAACTGGGCCTGATGAGGCTGCAATACCTGTGTCAAACTGGCCGTTGCTTGGAGAAGACAAATCGGTGGCAGGCGCACGGCGCGGGTTGGTGTAGGAATCAGCAGCCGTCGCTTCAATGATGGCGCGATGAAAGACGGAGTCGTGCCCCGTTTTCGTCGTATGAGAAGCAGCGATGTTCTGAGGTGGTCGACGAGGCTCATCACGCACTGTCGCATAATTTTGAGGTGTGTAGCGCTCGTCCAGTTCATCATCGCTCTCGAATCCTTCGCTGTTGTCTCCGACCAATGAATGCGTGAAGGTCGCTTGAGCGTAGTTTCCTTCACTGGCGTCCGCTACTTCGAGAATACCGCCGGGTGCATGAAGCGTCTTACCGCTACTGAGGGATGCTTCAATGGCGTCGATGACATAGGTTGTGCCTGTCAGCAAGTGATTCGATGCTGGCACGGTCTTTTCAACCATCAGCATAGGCGCAGTCTTGCTCATGCTGGCACCAGTGAAGTCGATGGCGTTGTAGTGAATCTCAACGAATGAGGCAAGGCCGTAGGATGACAGGTCTACCTCGAGGATGGCAACCCTGCTGGTGGCTGAAGGACGCAGGTGATGCTTACGCATGTTGGCATCGACCTCGCTGACCTGTTGCGGGGCGGGTCCTTTGAGAACGAAAGGCAGCGGGTCAAACTCAACATTGGTCCCGCTGCCTCCAATCGCAATCAACTTCCGGCTCGCACCCGTCAACCCGTTGTCCACAGCCTCGTAAGCGATGCTGCTTGATACGACATTGATGATGCGAGACTGAGCGATGTCTCGGTAGTAGTCAACCTCGCTGTTGATAGGAAACTGACGGTCAATGCCTTTTGCGCTCTCATCGTAGATGAGTTCCACAATGTCAGCGTTACCTACCTGCTGGTCAAGAATCTCCTCGTTTGCACGAGGCATGTTGCGTAGGTAATGGTGGCCTACAATGTGGTTCAAAGCGTGGCGCCCCGAGTGTCCAATTTGGAACGATTCGTCAAGTGTGCTCGGCCAAGTGACAGCGAATGGGTTGTTGCTGTCGTTGTCAGTGGTCGCCATACGACTGGAGAACACAATGGCGTGCTGCTCGAGGTCACCCTCGTCCAGCACCATTTGACCAGTGCGGTCAATGAGTTGAGAGGCGAGATGAGGAGGCTGATACGGACGACCTGTGCCGTTATCGAGGAGTAGGTCTGCTGCAACGACTACAAAGTAGTCGTCACCTGTAGCCGCGCTGCGGCTGTGCAGAACCCCTCGTAGACCGTCATGCAGGGTAGAATCGTCCCGACTGTCATGCGTGCTGTTCGGGAAGTCAAGATGGATGCTGCTGACAAGAAGAACGCCAGTGTCAGCGTTGATGCTGTGGAGTCGAACGCGCTCAGGTGGCGATTGATTCGGCTTTTGCGTTGCTCGGTTGATGGCACCGGGATTGATGAGGAGGTTGTAAGGAACATGAGGCACAGCATGGACACGCCGCGTGCCCGGTGATGTGAGGTAGTCAACCACCGAGTAGTCACCGGACGAGTATGGTGACTTCGTGAAGTCAGTAGTCCCTGATGTCACTGACTTGCCTGTCAACTTCGTAGCCAACGCTTTCGCATCGCTCGCGCTGATGGTGACCGTGGATAACCCACTGGAGTCAGCGATGGATGAGATGTCATAGGTGCCTTCAATCGGAGCGACTGGCTCTTCAAAGCGGAACAAAGCAAGCGTGCTGTTGCCCACCAATGGCGCACTGCGATTGGTCATCTCATCGGTGATGGCGTTCGTGATGTGAATGCCTTCAATGACTCCACGAAACTCACCACCTCTACCACCGATGTAGACATGGTCGTCTGATTCGGGGAGGGTGTAGTCGCTTGGAAGAGCCTCCCGCACCATGAGTTCACCGTTGATATGGAGTGAAGCGTGACCGCTGCTTACTGCAGCGACGATGTGGATAAGCGGGCGTTGGTTGAGATTCAGATTGGTGGCATCGTCCTTAGCGCTGTCGAAGCGGTTGTAGGAATCCTCGAAGCCACCAAAGGTCGTAGAAGGGTAGACGGTGCCATCATACCCAGCAGCGATGGGTGTCGCTGTTCTGAGGATGAACTTCTGTGCGCCACCATCGGCGATGATGTTGACCTCAAAGACTGCTGGTCCGGGTGTGTCAACGCTACCGATGCTGAGATGAAACTGCCCGCTCTTTGTGAGCACAACACCACCGCAGTCAGGGACGACCCACGCTTCAATGGCGAGTTCGCCTCCAAGAGCGTCAGAAATTGCGCTGGCAACTCGGGCGCCTTGAGATGAGTTACCGATGATGTCGGAGGCGCTACGGTCACCGTCAGCCGTGTCCCGACCAAGGCGACTGAAAACACCTTGAGGGATAATGACTCCATCACTCACGCCATCAAAGAAGAGGGCGTGATTGGACTGGAGCATTATGGGCATCTTCTCACCTCACACAAGATTGTCAATTGGTGCGAACACCATTTGGTAGGTGTAGACTTGCTCTCCAGCGCTGTAACCGACATCGAACTTCTGAATAGCACCTTGAATGCCCGTCATGTTGTCCGTTGTTGAAAACTCAACATCAACAGCGTTCTTGTTCCCCTGCGACATCTTCTCATCGACATTCTTCAAATTGCCAGTAGGAACGAGGAAGTTACGAGCGGCGTATTCCTTGCCGTCCGGCGCTGTAATCATCGAGTTGTAAGGGATTTGAATGCCGATAGGGTAGTCGCCGTCTACTGTAAAAGCAGTCGCGCCTACAGCGACAGTGGACACTCCGGCTGCTGCGCCTACTCCTGCAGTTACGGCAGCCAAGCCTCCTGTAGCGACGACTCCTGCCAAGATGCCTGCCCCTACCGCTATACCTCCAAGCACAGACGCTCCCGCCCGTTGCGTGTTGTGCAAGATACCGTAGAGGTCCTGCACCTTGTCGCCTGCGGACTTGGACCGTGTGTCCTTGTTGGAACCCTTGGCGAATTGGGTTTTATACGGGACATAGAAAGCACTGTTGTTGAAGCGAACGCTCGTTGCCGTGCTCATCGGTCCACTGTTGCTTTGCGTGATGGTGAGCAGTGAGTTACCCTCGCTTGGGTTGAGATTGGAAGCAGTTACGGTCGTCGTAAAGGCACCGAAGGTAGCGATTGCTGCGGCAACGGCTGTAGCCAATTGAGCGGCTGTAATGTAGGTTGAACTGCTGGTATCTTGCACGCGCACTGAGCCACCACTGATATGACCTACGGAACCTGAACTTTCAACGAATGACACAGTGTGAACTGTGCCATCTTTTTCCGTGAGCAGCAAGTTTGCAGAGCCTCCGGCCAACTTACCGAAGTCACTGGTCACAATGGCGGGTATGCTGCCCACTGAATGAGTGTGCTTATGCTGTAGACCAAAGTCGATGGTAGCGACAGCGCCGCGTGCTGAATGTGTGCGGCGGTTATGGTCATCGTCTGTGAAGATGCCCTCAATGATGATGGTTGAATTGACGCGATTCAAGTCGATGCCTACTCGCCTACCTCCCATGAGGGGCATGGGCATACCTCCGACCTTACGCTCGACGCTAAGCGCGATGGAGAGCGCATTGAGTTCCATACCGTTCTCGTAACCTGCTTCCCTCATGTTTTCCGGCTTGTCAAAGATGAGGCGAATAGGGGTGCCGTAACCGTCAGCCATGCTCAGAACCTCCCTCGCATGGTCGTGCCGCCCAGCGCACGAGCGACCTCTTGCTGAATCATGTTACCCATCTGACGAGCCATCTCACGCTTGTCCGTGCGGTCAGTGATACCGCTGGGGTTGATGCTGATGTTGAAGGTGTTACCACCGCCACCACCGCCCTTCATCTCAACAGGGATGGAGCGGCCACCCGACAGAGGCACAACGGCCTCAGTGCCGTGGAGCATGACTGGATAGCCAGTGTCGGGGCCGGTTGCTACACCGCCCTCTGAGAAGCCAAGCAGGCCACCCACTGCTTTAACGCCGCCACTGATGATGTCTCCCACGGCACTGATTCCATCCAAAACAGGTTGAAGTAAATCCATCACATAGTCGATGGCGGCTCCGAACAAATCGAAAATGGGGGCGATGACATTGTCGTAGACGAACTTGATACCGTCAGCAACCAAGTTCCAAGCAGTCAGTAGGGCATCGAAAATCGGAGAAACGATGGCGCTCAGTGCCTCGAAAAGAGGCTCGATGTTGTTTTGCCAATACATCTTCATGCCGAGGACAATCAAGTCCCAATTCTCAGCCATGAACTTGATAGCGTCCATGAGTGGCTCGAAGATAGGAGCGAGAATAGGAGCGAGGATGTTGTTCCACACAAGCGCCATACCGTCAATGATGAGGCCAAAGGTCGTTCCCAACAGGTTCAACACCGGCATAGCCACGGCTTCGAGTAAGCCGAAGAGCGGCATGATGAGCGTGTCCCACAGCAATTTAGCGCCGGTAAAGATGGCACTGAACACGGGGAGCAGTGCATTGATGCCGGTTATCATCGGAGGCCCAACGCTGTCCCACAAAGGCACAATGAGGCTGTTCCACAGCACGCTCATGCCTTCCATGAGCACATTCCATGCCGCACCGAGTGCATCAAGGCCAGCGATAAGGAGAGGACCTACGAGGTCCCAAAGCGGAACAATGAGTTCATTCCACGCCAATTGCATCGCTGCTAAGAACACATTCCATGCCACGCCTAACGCATCAAAGGCGATACCGAGCGTTGTTGTGAAAAGTGAGCCTATCGCCTCAACCACTGGTTGAATAGCAGCGAAGAAATTGTCAACGATTGGCATGATATTCTCGTTCCAAAAGGCCTTCAGTTGTCCAAACTTCTCCTTGATGAACTCAATTGCAGGTCCGATAACGGTCATGATGGCGCCGCCGACGCCCGATACTACGCTTCCAAGACTTCCAAGAATACCACTGAGTCCACCGGCTGAAGCGGTAAGCCCGCTCAGGGCTACAGTCAGTCCAGCCAGTGCTACCATCAGAAGTCCTCCGTTTCAAGCCAAGCGTAGTCGAGAGACACCGTCTCCTGACCTCCGCTCTTTGCCTCTTGTTGCTGCTTCTTCATGGCCTTTTCCTCTTGCTTACGACCAACGAGTGCCCACACAAGAGATTGCTGGAAGGTATCGGGCGACATCTCATGCACTTCCTTCAGTGAAATGCCATAGTGCTTCGCCACGATATAACCCCACAGTTCCAGTTGCATCCCGACATCTTCGGGGGTGGCGACGGTCTTGCGACTGAGAAAAGTCTCAATCACTGAGCGTCGCCGCTCGTAAAATCCCCCTGAAGCATCTGCCCGACCTTCTCGGGACTTGGAAGAACAGCAGCGATGCGCTGACCGATGTCGCCTTTTAAGTTGAGGAGTTCCTCAACGGAGAGTTCAGGGTTGGTTCGCACAACCCAGTGTGAGAAGGCGTGCTTCCAGTAGGATTCGAGGTCAAGAGACATCTCGCCATCTTTACCGAGCATCAACATTTCTTGAGCAGCACGCTGAACATCGAAGAATGAGATGTCTCTGACCCACACTTCCATGACCACATCAGGGTCATCGGGGTCAACAGGTATCTCGTGCTTCGTTTCATTCGTTTGTCTCAGTAGTTGGCTCTTGTTCGGTATCTTCGGCATTCATCTCCACCTCGGTCGCAGCCGCTTCATCAGCGGGGGCGTCCACCTCTTCCTCAGCAGCCGATTCTTCATCGGGGGCTTCCGGCGTTGGTGCGGACTCGGTAATGCCCTCATCGTCTCGCTTGAGACGGAGGGCCAGTTGGGCTTTGGTTCCCGAGACTGGTAGGCCACGGGAAGCACACTCCTCACGGAGTTCATTGAGCGTCATAGCGTCGTAGGAAAGTTCAGCAGGGAAGTCCTCGCTGTTGGGGATGTCCTCTGCTTCAACCTCTTCAGTTGCAGCCTCCTCGACAATTGCATCCACCTTCGCTTTGGAGATGCGGCGAAGGTATGCTTCGATTGCGTTTCGCACACCAACGGTAGCGGCCGGACGAGATTCATCACTGGTCAAACCGATGCGCTTACCGAACCAAATCGCGTATTCTTCACGGCTTTTGCGGCGGTAGTTGTAGACGGCTTCGGCTGGTGTTGGCATACTTGTTCACCTCAACAATGGAACAGCGTGTCCGTGGAGATAACACGCATGGCTTTCGGCATCACCTTCAGAGGAGCACGGATAGGTCCCTTGTCCTCAGGGATAGGCAGTGGAGCCTCGGTGATGACATAATCGTCAAGCAAGATGTCGATGCGCTCACGGGTAGCACCCGAGCCCTGCTTGGTAAAGGAGAGTCGAATCATGTTGTCGGAAGTGGCAGTGAAGTCCACAGCACGGCGCATGTGGTGGTAGAAGACTGGGTCGTCGACGATAATCTCCATGTCCATCATGTATTCCGTCTTGCCTTCAACAGCGATGGAAGCGTTGCGTGCTCCAGCGTGCGGGACTTGGTCGGTAGCCTTGTCAGAGGTAGGTGAGCCGTTGATGGTGTAGAACTGCTGAACACCAGTGTTGCCGGTCAGGTTGAACGAAACGACTTGACCGATGCGGACACCAGCGAGGTCGATGGTGCCGTTGTAGAACATGTAGGGCTTCTGTGTGCCTTTTTCGATGCCTGCCTCTTTTCGAGCAGCATCGGTGTTAGCGGTGTCCTCGAACATACGATGAGGATTGTAGCGGTCACCCTTGTTCGTCTCAAGACGACCAGTGTCGGTGTAGCAGAGAGCCGAGTCGAAGTTGACGGTCAAGCGCAGCGCAGCGTCAGTGTCAGCGGTCATGCTGAAGTCCTTGACCTTGCAGCCACGGAACACACGAGTGAGTTGCTTGGTATCAGTCACACCACCGTCGGTGACATCGTCGACGCTACCATCGCTGTCACGGCGACGGATGCTGACTTCCATGGCAAAGGAAGGCACGGTGCTGCGAGAGTAAAGCAAGCGAGTCACTGGATTCTGCAGGTTGCCCGTTGACTCACGGTTAGGACTACCCTTGCTGTTGTCGGATGAGAAGCGAGCGAACTTGATGTCGGTGTTGTCCGAGTGCGGGAAGCACAGTGCGTCATCAAGGAAGATGCGGTCCGTGGTGATGGCGACGATGCGCCGAATCTCACTCGTCTCAGTGGTGTCGAAGTAGGTCGTCTCAGGGTTGGCAACAGCACCGAAGGTGTTACCGCTGTCCGTTTCGTTGTAGGTGATGACATCAGCCACAGCGCTTGCATCAGCGCTACCACCGTTGATGGTGTTCTTGATGATGACATAATCTCCGGCAACAACAGGGTCTGAGCCACCACTGCCGAAGTTTGGAGGCGCATTCGTTCCATCGTAGGAGATGACCGTTGCTCCAACTTTCGTAGCGGCGCTCAGTTTGAAATCGTTGTCCGTGTCAAGCAGGCTGTCGTAGGTCGTGCCGACATCCACAGCCTCCATACCGAGGCAGTAGTAGAGCCAGCGTGGGTTGTGCATGTTGACCTCAAAGGAGCCACCTTCGTTGATGAAGCGACCCGGCACTTGAACAGCCACATCGCGGCCAAGACCAACGACATGGTAGCGCTTGAGGTCGACTTTCGTCTCGGGCAGTGTCACCGTAGCAGCAAGACCGAGGAACTGGTCAGTCAGCGAAGCCTCAGCCGATGAGGCAGCAGTGACATTGTAACCCATGGTGACATCGACCGAAGGGAGTGTGAAGGTGTGGAAGTGCAGTTCGTCGTTGGCAGCGCTGACTGTAGCGAGAGCCTCAGAAAGAGTAGGAGTGACGACGAAGTCGGTGCTCGTTGCAGAGAGTTTGATTTTTCCACCTGAGCCGCCTGATTGCACAACATCGAGAATGTCACCATCGCTGTAACCGACGCCAGCATCGTTGACAGTAACACCCGTGATAGTTCCAGTAGAAACGGTGAGCGTGAGCGTCATGCCGGTGCCGGTGCCACCTGAGGTGGTAGCAGCAGCAGCGGAGTAACCGCTGCCCGCAACATTCACTGCGGCGGTGTTTGCAGGGTGCTGTTCAACGACAGTGAACACTTGACCAGTGGAAGTGGCATCATCGTCGACAAAATTGCCGCCCCCGATGATGCTGAGTTTTGCACCAACAAGCATGCCACGAGGAACATGGAGGACACCGCTATCAACAGGCAGGTCACTACCACCGCCGGACAAACGGATGGTGCTCAGCCCATTCTTGGTTGAACGAAACTTGTGAGTGAAAGTGAAAGAGCCACTGAAGTGGTGTGGAAGTTGTAATCCTGTTTCGTGACCGAAAGAAATCTCGGTCAAATCACCCTTGTAGACTGTAGAAGGCATGTCCGCTCACCTCATGGCACGAGTTCCGCAAAGATAACAACTTCGATTTGGAAGGTCATGCGGAAGAGATTCTTGGTCCTGTCAGAAAGGTCGGTCCGGGTCTTGAAAACAAGCCGGTCGAAGGCGATACCATCGCCCTTTCTTTTGAGATGAATGAGGCGACGCACCTCGTTTTCCATCGCCTGCAGGTGCTTACGAGACTTCGTTGTGCGCATGTCAACGGTGATGTTGATGCGGGTCGTGACGAAGTCATAGAGGATTTCAGGTGCTTCTTCGTTGTGAGCCGTCTCGTAGCACATGATGTAGTCGGACTTCTTCATGTCAATGCGCTTTCCACGCTCAGGTGCAAGCGTAGCGATGTCGGCGATGATGGGCTTGATGTTGCTGGTATTGCCTCGATTCCAGTCACCGAGGACAGCGATGACGGAGTCCAAACCTTCAGCAAATGTTGCTACCATCACTCCACCTCTCGCTTGTATGCAGCGACATCAGGCACGAGGTTCCCACCGCTGAGTCGCAACTTGTAGGTTGCGAGGGCAGGGGACTCCGCCAGCATGCGCTTATCCACCCTATCCAATGCTGCCTTAAGAGTGCTGGGGTCGGGAGCCTTCCCTCGTTGCTCGTATTCACCTGCCTCGTTTCGATTGATACCGTCGATTCCAAGTTCCTGTTGCTCTACGACACGGCGATACGCTTCGGGTGTTTGAGTGACGATTTGCCGCAACTCCTCCTGACGACCGGGGTCAAGCATCTCATTGGTGAGATGAACTACAAAGAACTCGTCGACCTCTCGCTTACCCATGAGCATCACTCGAAAAGCACCATCTCCCGGTAGCGTGGGAGGATTCTGTCAACCTCGCCCTGCAGGAGTTGCACTTTCGCAGTGATGTCGATGTTACTGGTGCCCTCAGGGAGCAGCACAGTGCGGTCATCTGACATCAGCAAGTCGATGACCACCATCTTCGTGGCAACCTCTTCGATGGCCTTCTCAAGGTAGCGCTCTCCGTAGATGTAGGACACCTTGACTGCGTTCCACTCGAAGAACGGGTAGGAGTTGTTGAAGTAGATGATGCCCATTTCATAGTCCATCCACCAGTCTCGGAGACGAGCATTGTCACCGCTGGCGCTTCCTCCCTGCAAGTCTACTTGGAGCAAGTCTTGGATGATGTCGCCGCTGGGAGCGCTCCCCACGACGGCTTCACAGCCTGTGAATGTCGTAGAAGTCACTCCAGTGTATCGAATGATGTTGGTGTTGTCAGTGAACACACCTGCTTTTGCGAACCCCTCAGTGTCAGCAATCGTGACAACCCCGGTAGCGGCTGAGCCAAAATCACCGCTTGTGCCCGTTACGGTGGCTGTATTGCGCTTGGTTTGTGAAATGGAGACGGTGCTGTCTGTGCACACGATACTGCATGATTCACCTGCTTTTACGGGCCGCATGCTACTGATTTTCACAACACCAGTTCCGTAGTCAGCATTGGCTGTGGCAAAGAACTCGTTGTGCACGGCAACATTCGATGTAGAACCCTCAAGGGTGAATGCGGGTGAAAACTCGACGGCTGCTTTGTCTACCCTGTCTTCTTTGTTGATGAGGTCGGCGAGGTTTTGAGCGGTGGTTGTAGCGTCAAAATCAGTGCGCCACTTGGTGGTTGTAGCAGTGCCGATAGCATCTTTCTCAGCGGTCAAGACGGCAACAGTGCCGTTGCCCGGTGACAGCACGATTGAGCCACTGATGCTTCGCACATCCTCGGGGATTTGGATGCGAGCCTCAGCGCCGCAAATCTCACGGTAGTCGTCACCTTGCCACAGTTCGATGCGCAGCATCTGCTGCACATTCCGAAACAACAGTGGTGTCGTCCCGACATAATCGGTGTAGTATCGACGCCTGTAGGGCTTGTAGGTGTCGAAGTTGATGTATTCGGCGCTCACAAGGTAAGGGCGCCAAGCGTTATGCGTGATGTTGTCAATCTTGTCCTGCGTCTCACGAATACGATTTTGGACGATGGCCTTGGTTATGCCACGCTGGCGTCCGACCTTGGCGTTGGTGAACGATGCAAGGTTCTGAACTTCGGTGTTGTCGGCTGACTCAAAGTCGGTGTGCGTGAATGAACCTGTGAAGACCAACTTCACACCGCTCGTTCCGCCGTTCTGAATGTCAGTGATGGTCTTCTCCACCCCGAGAGGGTTAGCATCACTGTAGATGAGGATGGTATCTCCAATCTCAGTGCCGCAACGGCGGTAGTCTTCACCAGTGATGAAGACGCCATCAGCCACTGAGTCAGCAGAGGCAGCCACAGGCTCCTGAGGGCCGATACCGAGGTAGTCAGCGACCTTCTGTGGTGTCGTGTAGACCATCGCTGTAGGGTCAACAGGGCGCGTTTCAGCCTCGCCGGGGTTGAAGACCATCGGCATTATTCTCGAGCCCCCTCACTCCTGCTCACGAGATTGTATTCCATCGGCTTGCCACAGGAGCCACATGTCTCACGCCATAGGAAGTGAAGCATGCCGCAGTGCTTGCAGCGGGTGCCTGAACCAATGTTCATGATGTCAGCGGCTTCGCTGTTACGGTTACGCTGCTGCTTGACAATGCCCTTCAAAGGGTTCTCAGGGTCAACGAATGCTGACTGGTCAATGGTGATGTCCGAGCGGACGCCTTGCTTTTGAAAACGACTGATGTCATCGAAGTCGATTGCTGACAAGTCGAATCCCATACATTCCCCTCACGCTCAACTGGTTGTTACGATGATGTAAATGTTGCCGAGGACAACATGTGGGTCAGCGGACACGCAAGTGTTGGAGCCGATAGCAGTGCTGATAGCCGTTTCGATAGCAGTTCGTGCCGTCGAGTCAGCAAAGTCCTTCGGAGGGAAGGGACCGAGAATTGACACTGACTTTGCCATTTGCCGTCACCTCAAGAGCGACGACCAATTGCCAAGAAAGTTCCAGCGATAGTAGCACCAGCGATAGCGGCGCTTCCTGTGCCTGCGCCATCAGGGTCTGTTTCGACAACGGCGCTGACAATGGTAATGGTCGTGCCCGACACAGTGCAGTTGTCAACCAGTGCGATTACATCGTTGGCATGAGTTCCTGTGTTTGACACTGTCAAATTGGCTTGTGCTGCCGCAGGATTCACACCTGCGAAGTCAATGCTTGCGAGTAGTCCTGACAAGTCAATGCTGGTTTCTCCAGCATCATACGAACCTGTCACAATCATGCGGTCACCAAAGTAGGTTGGTCGGGGGTCAATTGTTACTGCCATTATTCTTCACTCTCCAGTGTTTCTGCGGCGATGTCCTCAGCAATCTCCGCTGTTTCCTCCACTCCGTCGGGACTCATAACAGTAGCGACGATTTCGAGGAGTTGAGTCTTGGTAGCATAGCCTGAAGGCTTGAGGTTGTAGGAGTCAAGCCAAGCGGCGATGTCCTTCTTGTTCCAGCCTTTGTCGGGGATGCCGTCATCACCGTGGTCAACAGTGCGCTCTTCAGCCTCAGCCTTGGTCCAACCCTCGATACGGAAGTTGGTGTCATCAAGACGAGGGTGGAAGCGGTCAAGCCAAGCCGAGGTAACCTCAACAGGCTGGTTTTGCTCCCAGTCACGCATGGTGGGGTCAGTTGCACGACGGATGTGTGAGCGTCCGATGTATGTCACTGTAGGCAAGCGTGCTCACCTCAGTTGAAGAACACAATCAGTTGCCCGCTCGTAACAGTTCCTGTGGTTTCAAGGGTGATGGTCAAGCCTGAGTGGTTGCCGCCAATGGTCTGTGCATTGTTGGCAGTTCCGCCCGACACAACGAAGCCGAGGATGGAGGTTGCACCACCGTTCAAGATGATGGTCTGACCATCGGTCGTCGAACCAAGGGTGATGATTGCCATTTTCGGTGCTGGGTCGTAGCCGTTAGCGCCATCAGTGTTTGAAGCGCCAAAGGTTCCGGGTCCGCCACCGGGGTAGGACACATCGGCTGCGCCGTCTTGCCACTCGGTGGTTCCCTGTGAGCCTGCTCGAAGTTCAAAGGCCGCAACGAGAGTTGCGTTTCCTGCTGCTGTTCCGGTCAAAGTAATTTCTTCCATGTTTGTTCATCTCCTGCTGTTTTCTTCTCCTCACTTGAGGTCACGGATGCTCCCTTGTGCACGGAAGAAGGTGGTCCACACTTCTCCCATCGTTCGGTAGAGGCCTTCTTGACCGAGACGGTTGATGGCGAATGGGTCGCCAGTCTCGATACCGGACTCGAAGTATTGAGTCGGGATAGCCGTGGAGAAGTAGAGGTAGTCAGTGTCGAGGAAATACATCCGGCTGATACCGTCCTTTTCGACATCCTTGGATGGGATGATTGGGACACCGTTGTAGGTAGCGACGATGAATCCGGCTTCGATACCGGGAACACCCTTGACACCGTTGTAGGTTGGCGTCACACGCTTCTCTTCCATGAAGCGCTGCTGCGCTTGGAGGAGTTGCTGAAGACGCATCAAGGTGTCGTAGCCCGTCAGGATGACCTTGGGGTTGCCACCAAGTTCCCACATTCGCTGGAA